TCAGAATTATCGCTAGAAGGAGCCAGAAGGAGGAATGAAACATCTACTTCATCTTTGACAGGGGGTTTTCGAGAGCCTTGCGTATCTTGTCGCTTGTTGTCTTTTCGAGATCCCCCATCTGCTTTTTTATGCGTCCTTCAAGAGAAGTCATGTCGTTTCGGATTTGTTCCCGTCTCGTATCAAACCGGTCCTCTGCCTTGGTCACCATACCCCGTACCTTGTTCTCGTTCTGATCCAGAGTAGTTCTGACGGCATCTGCTGTATCTTTTGTGCGCCGTTCCGCTGCATCGACGCTCTTCTCCAGACGAGCAACATCCTTCTTGAGGTCGTTCTTTATATCACGTGTATAGTCAGTTGCCTTTGTAACCGAGTCTTCAACTGACACCATCTTCTCTTTGAAGACATCAAGGCGCTTGTCAAAACCACTGAGGTCCGGAGCGACGTACTTCTGGATCTGCTCCTTCATGTCCATGTAGTCTTTATAAAATTCGAACCCGGCCCAAAGGCCACCACCAATTGTTCCCAGCAACGGCAGGATAACCAGGAGCTTTCCTCCTGACAGCCTTATTCCCTGATATTCGACCTCTGCCACGGCTTACCCCTAAAGCTTGGGCCGCGATTCAACTATTCGCCTGTTCTCCAGATGAGCCTTCTCGATCTCCTCCTTGGACTGTCCGAAATACGGCACTCCGTTATTTGTAACGATAAGAAGCTGGTTCAAGGTGGTCTCCTCCAGCACGAACTCACCGAGTATGCGTCCGAACTTGCCACGGGAATCGTCCATCCGGGTTCTCAGAATCTGCATGGAGCCTACGGGAAGTCGGCCCTTGACGAAGTTCTTCGCCAAAATGCCGAACTTCTTCTCCTCTGCGTCCCTTGTACGGCTCTCGGGCGTATCCACGCCGAACAGTCTGATTCTCTGCTTGTTTAGCCAGACAGCAAAGCCAAGATCAATATCCACATCTACCGTATCGCCGTCCACGACCCTGACAATCTTGCATTTGTATTCGTACATCGGCCTTACCTGTATTGAGAATTTACCATGGCGTCATGCTTCGCATTGGAACCTCCAAACAGGATGTATTGCGCGAAGTTGTTGCCGTCAATCACAGCATCCGGGATCGTATCTGTGCTAAAGAATCCTGCAGTATCTTCCAGTTTGGTCGTCGCCTTAAAGAAGGACTTGCTGTTTCCCAGCACCTGCATCACCACCAGGGTCTTCAACTGGTTGCTTGCATCATAACGTCCCTTGTCCCCCATACGTTTCATTATTCTTTTGGCAATTTTTTCCTTAACGGACTTTTTAACAAGAACTTTGGGAGATTTGGGTTCTGCTTCGGACTCGGACTCAGATTCTGACTCCGTCTCCTCGCTTGGAGAAGACGATTCAGGCTCTGGCGTTGCCTCAGTGTCTGGCTCAACTTCTGGCTCCGATTCTGGTTCAGGTTCAGGCTCGGGTTCAGGTTCAGGTTCAGGTTCAGCCGCTACCTCGGCCTCGATCTCCTGCTCCACCTCGGTTTGAACTTCCTGCTGCTCCTGCTGTTGCTGCGGAGGGGGTTGAAACTCTGCCGCTTCAGGTGGTGGAGGCGGACCCGTTGTACCACCAGCCATTGTTTCCGTCGAGGGGGGTGCCATTTCCTGCTCGACCTGCGCCTCCATTTCCTCCATCTCGGGATCCGGAGGTGGAGGTGTCGTATCAATCTCCACCGTCTGAACCGAACTATCCGTTAATATGTCGGTCTGCTGTAAGACATCCAGAATTTCCGTCTCTATCAAGGTGACCAGATCGTAAGTGGCAGTAAGAGCCGGATTAGAAAACTGTGGGCCGTAATAGCCAGTTGGAAACCCGGCATCTATGCCGAACATCTCAAACTCCCCCGTCAGGCCAGTGTAGGAGTTCTCAGAGATGGTTTGCGAATAGCTATAAGTTTGAAGCCCGGAAAAGTCGAGTTCGACCTCGTGCTCGAACTTGTGTTGAAGAGCCGAGTTCTCGTCAAACAGGGAAACCGTCAATCGAAACATATCCTTGCAGTCATACGCAGCCATTGTATTGCCGTTACAGGTCGGCACCGTCGTATTGGATTGATGGGAATCCACGTCCATCCCGTAATCCAAGTCGAAGCCACGGTTTATCTGATCGATGGTCATAGCGTCTTCAAGATCAAACGTCGTAGTGTACGTCCCTCCCGGACCCTGCTTTCCCGCCGTACAATACTCCCCGCTGGAGCAACCGGCCCCTGTGCCAATACTGGTGCCTCCGGAACGGGTAAACTCGCTCATCGCAGGCATCTGATTCGTGGAGGTCTCCTGCCCGGTTACAATCTCCTCCGCTACACCGGGCCTTCCTGACAAGCAAATCAGCAACGATACTAGATATATGAAGGACCTTTGCATCTAATCAGTCCAATCGGGATCGCCGGGGCTGGGATGTCGAACAGGTTCCTCTTCCTCGTCATCGTCCCCTTCTTCCTCGCCGCTCTCCTGTTCGTACTCTTCCTCTTTTTCCCTGAACGTCCTGTTGTCTTCGGGCGCGTCGTCCTGATTCGCTTCCCAGGCCACCTTGGCTTCCGTGCCAATCTTGCCTTTGTACGGACAAGGGGTCCCGGCCATGGTCATCGCGTCAAATACCCTCGCGTCCTGACACAGCAAACTGACTGCAGCAACCTTCATCCCCATAAAATAAAGGCTTCGGGACAGTTTTATACGCTCGCAATTGTCATCGGTAACCGTAAGACCGGTAGATATTCCAACAATCCCGGTCTGGGCACCAACGCTCATGCCAGAACGGCAAACATCGCTGTTATTGACTACAACAGACGGTGCATTAGCCGTGGGCACCGATTTATCCGTCACGACCGTCGAACTGACGGTATTGGTGTCCGCACCCAGAACATCCAGAGGGAATATGGCAGCGAGAATCGCCACTACCAGCAAAAGAAGGAAAAGGATGACAAAATGCCCCTTCATACCCTACTTCTTCTTTGGAACAGGCGCTTTCTTGGGTTTTGGCGCAACAGCCTTCTCGTAATAGACGATTAACTGCTTCTGCTGGTCAATATACCGCTTGATTTCGGCCATATTGAGCGCCAACGTCTCATAATCGCGTACACTGATGGCATAAAACAGAAATTCACCGTTTTGTTTCGTGTATCTGGCCTTGAAATCCTTGAAATTCTGGTCAGTGACCACGAACCACGTAATATCGTGCAAATTAATCGGTTGAGGCCGTAATTGCGTAGGTATAACGCGATCAACCTCGACGGTCTGGACCTCGATCTGCTTGAGTTTGGGCCACGAACTGCAATTACTTAACAGCAGGCAGAGCAGTGTCAGACTCAAAACTCTCAAATAGCCGTTTCGTTCCACGATTTATCTTCTTTTCCACCAGATTGGGCTTCTGTTGACTCAATCGCGTCAAATTATGCTTCCTTAACTTGCCGATAAGCTTGTTTTTATACTCGCTTGCCTTCTGCAACTGCAAGGAAAGGTCCTTATTGAGCTTGCGGTACTTCCCCGCATCCTCTTTAAGCGTCTTGATCGTATTATCCTGGGCCATTTTGGCCGCTTCCAGCTTGGCTGAGTTCTCCGTCAGGATCTGGATGCGGGCCTGCGTGTCCTTATAGTAGTAATACCCACCGTAAACGACGCCACCAACCAGCCCTATCACGATAATCGCCAGATAAAGCTTGATCATCGCCCTAGATGACGCCCTTTTCCTTCAACAGAAAGCCCAGTCCACCAATGGCAATCCCGGCAATCGTCACAATCGGCTGACCAATCAACACACCAATGCCAACCATGCCTGCTGCTGCCGCTGCCCAGCTAGACGGTTCCTTTATCCTGGAAGTAATCCAGTCCATAACCGTTCTCCTTAACAGATTTTAAATGTACCGCCGCGCTCGGCTTCACCCATGCCACGGCTTTTTCCGGAAGTGGTTTTACCCTTGGAAACTTCCGGTGTCGATTCCTCTTTTGGAGCGTTGTAAGGCACGAAGCCCTGATCCTTTATGACAGAGCCTTTGCGAATGACGCCTACGGAGCCGTTTCCTTTTTCGGCCATAGCAATCTCCTAACCTTGTTGTTGCTGGTTCTGCCGCTGCTTCATCACTTCCCGCTCGCGAGCAGCATCTATACGAGCAGCGGCGATATCCTCTGCGGATTGAATCCTTTCTGCTCCCAACTGAGCGGTCTGGGAAGCTTTTTGTCTGTCGAGATTCAAACGGGCGCGGTCCATCTGGTTTTCCGCCGCATCCCGCTGCGCCCTGATCTGCAGGTCCTGTTCCTTGAGCGCGATAAGAGGATCGGGCTGGTTCTCGCCCGCTATCTGCGAACTCAATGCCTTGACCTCCTGCATACCCTGCGCAATGAGACCCGCGACCATTCCCTCAATTTCCATGGCCTGCTGCTCGTTTGGAGGCTGACCCTGCAATTGCTGCATCATCTGTGCGGCAACCTGCTCTTTCGCCTTCACCGAAACATGCTCCATGACATGTTTTTGAAGAGAGGTGGCAACTTGCGGCATCTGAAGAACAAGGCCCGACGAGCCGAAAATAAGATGCGCCATGATGTGCGCGTCGTGGTTCTGTCCCTGAAAAGCGACCAACGGCAGGTTTTCAAGGGATTCCGAGTTCTCGACAGCCGGATCCTTGGGTTCGGGCTCCCCTTCTTCCTGCGGCTTCAGAACCGCGTCAACGTCCTTGATCCCGATAGCCTTGTACATGCGCCGATAGGCTTCGTACAGGTTATGAAGATCCGGGGCTGATTGAGCCAGTTCCAGTTCCGTCTGGGCCAGCGTAACACGCTGCGCCATCGAGAAGATGTTGGGATCGGCCACGGGAAGAACGTCCACGCGATCGTCAAAGTCCTGCGCCTTCACGGTGCGCTCGCCACCCACCACGTTGTATGGATATTCGGGGGGCAGATACTGACCGAAGACGCCTGCTAAAAGGAAGAACTCCTCCTTCTGCGCGTAGAAAAGCCGCTTGTGTATGGCGGACATGATCTTCGCACCCTGCTCCAGCAACGCGATGGTCGTCCCGACCGGAGCCTGCTGATTGGCATCTCCAACCTGAAGATTGGAAATCGCTGCAAACCTCTGACCGGCCTCGACGCAGAACCCCATCAACTGGAACAACGTCTGATCCGCACCCTTGTATGGAAGCAGCATCAGGGAATCACGGATAACTCCTCCCGGTGCATCGACATCGCGAAACTCGCCCGGTGACAACGGATCGTCGTCGTTCCGGATGCGAAGGCCCCGCGCCTTGAACCCGGCAGGAAGATTGGAGAGCGTCCCCGCATCGATGAGTTGACGCAAAGCCGCTGTCGCCGTGCGGCTCAGACCGCCGATCATGTGGATCAGACCAAGGCCATAGAACCCAAAACCCGGCAAAAACTTGAAGTGAACGAAGTACTGGGTCTTCTTGCGTCCTTCGTCGTCCTGACTGTAGTTCCTGCGAATGCTCAGAATTTTGCCGTTGTTCTCGGAGACGGTGACGATGTACGGAAGCTTGATCCCGGTAGGCTCGCCGCTATCATCAAGGTCCTCGTACCCCTCGATATCCAGATCCACATGGCATTCAAGCAGCGTGATGTCGGTATCCAGATAGGACGGCTCGACACCGCTGATCTCGTTCATCTCTTCCTTGACTTCGGAAGGATCGGCCTGCGTTGCCGAAACCTCGATGTCGCTGTAAAAACCGGCGATCTGCTTCTTACGAAGCTCGTTCTCCGATATCTGTATGACGTGCGTTACATTTTCCGCCGTCTCCAGATCAGTCGCCGTATATGGAACGACAAGCTGTTCAGCAGGGACGAACCTGCTGACCGCACGTCCCAGAAATTCGTCATAGTAAACTTTCTTGAAGGTCGAACCGGACAGCGGCAGGTAAAACAGCATCTGATCGAATTCCGGCGTGTATTCCTTCATCACGCAGGTGATCTGGTAGTTCATATAGTGCCGGACACGCTCGGCCTGATCCTCGACCTCGGGCGTTACCTTTCCGATTATCTCCGTACGAACAGGTCCCCCTGCCGGAAGAAGCTCTCCAAAAGCCTGTGCCTGAAACTGGGTCACCGCCTCGGCCAGAAGCGGATGGGTC